ATGAAAACTGGACAGGACACGGAGGCGATACGAAATCTGGAACATATAATGTATAATAAATAGGTATTTTCAAGTAACAAGATTGTTTGATAAGTAGAAATAAAAAAGCGACAATGGATAAATTTGCAATGATTATTTTCGGTGCGTCGGGTGACCTGACCAAGCGTAAACTGATGCCTGCACTCTACTCCTTATACCGCGACAAGCGGCTTACAGGAGATTTCTCTATACTCGGCATCGGGCGTACGATATACTCCGACGAGAACTATCGTTCTTATATATTGGAAGAACTGCAACAATTCGTCAAGGCAGACGAACAGGATACTATTCTTATGTCTTCTTTTGTCTCTCACCTATATTACTTGCCGCTGGACCCTACAAAGGAAGAAGGTTACCCCTTACTCCGCCAACGTCTGGTGGAATTAACTAACGAGGTAGATCCGGATAATTTGTTGTTTTACCTTGCCACTCCGCCTTCGCTTTACGGTGTAGTTCCTCTGCATCTGAAGGCTGCCGGACTAAATACTCCTCATTCGCGTATCATCGTCGAGAAACCTTTCGGTTACGATCTCGAATCGGCACGTGAGTTGAACCGTATCTATGCTTCTGTCTTCAACGAGCACCAGATTTACCGTATCGACCATTTTCTTGGCAAGGAAACTGCACAAAACGTGCTTGCGTTCCGTTTTGCCAACGGTATCTTCGAACCTCTCTGGAATCGTAACTATATCGACTACGTAGAAATTACAGCTGTCGAGAACCTCGGTATCGAGCAACGCGGCGGGTTCTACGAAACGGCGGGTGCCTTGCGCGACATGGTACAGAATCATCTTATCCAGCTTGTAGCTCTTACAGCTATGGAACCACCTGCTGTCTTTAATGCGGACAATTTCCGGAATGAAGTGGTGAAAGTCTACGAGTCTCTCACGCCGCTTACTGAAGAAGATTTGAACGAGCACATCGTTCGTGGACAATATACGGCTTCCGGTAACAAGAAAGGTTATCGTGAAGAAAAGGGAGTAGATTCCGAATCACGTACGGAAACTTACATTGCCATGAAGCTGGGTATCAGTAACTGGCGTTGGAGCGGTGTCCCGTTCTACATTCGTACCGGCAAGCAAATGCCGACGAAGGTGACGGAAATCGTCGTTCATTTCCGTGAAACACCTCATCAAATGTTTCGCTGCTCCGGCGGTAACTGTCCGCGAGCTAATAAATTGATTCTTCGTTTGCAACCCAACGAAGGAATAGTGCTTAAGATTGGAATGAAAGTGCCCGGTGCAGGTTTCGAAGTCCGTCAGGTGACAATGGATTTCAGTTATGCACAGTTAGGCGGAGTGCCGAGCGGCGACGCTTACGCACGCCTGATAGACGACTGTATTCAGGGCGACCCGACCTTATTTACTCGCAGCGATGCAGTAGAAGCCTCATGGAAATTCTTTGACCCGGTTCTCCGCTATTGGAAAGAAAACCCTGACGCACCTTTGTACGGCTATCCGGCAGGCACGTGGGGACCTCTAGAAAGTGAAGCAATGATGCACGAGCATGGGGCCGACTGGACGAATCCTTGTAAGAATTTGACGAACACAGATCAATATTGTGAATTATGAAATTAGCAGTTTTTCCCTCGTCGATTGAAACCTCACGCGCGTTGATACTTCGTCTGGTGGAACTCATGAATGAGGAGCCGGACAGAATATTCAACATCGCAGTCAGTGGAGGTAATACCCCCGCTTTGATGTTCGATTTATGGGCGAATGAATATCTGGATATCACTCCTTGGAACCGTATGAAAATCTATTGGGTGGACGAACGTTGTGTGCCTCCCGAAGACTCTGACAGTAATTATGGAATGATGCGTAATCTCCTTCTTGGGATAGCCCCCATTCCTTATGAAAACGTATTCCGCATCCGTGGCGAAGCTAAGCCGGTGAAAGAGGCGGTTCGTTACTCCGAATTGGTGAAACAGCAACTGCCATACAGATTGGGTTGGCCTGAGTTTGACATTGTGCTGCTTGGAGCGGGAGACGACGGGCATACTTCCTCTATTTTTCCAGGACAGGAGAATCTTTTGACTTCCACTTCCAGTTATGTAGTCAGTATTCATCCCTGTAACGGGCAGAAGCGTATTGCAATGACCGGATATCCTATTCTGAATGCCCGTCATGTTATTTTTCTGATTACCGGAAAGAATAAGGCGGATGTGGTGGAGGAAATCTGTAATTCGGGAGATACGGGTCCTGCGGCTTATATCGCTCATCATGCACAGAATGTAGAACTGTTTATAGATAAAGGGGCTGCATCGTATATTGGGGATGCGAGTAAAGAGATACATTAATTCAAAACAGAGCTACTAAAACAACAGGTAACATAAATCCTTATCTGCAAGACAACGATTTGCTTAGCGGACTACTTGCTGAGTAAAACATAAAAGACTGGAGGAGAGTTACGTTTTCGTGATCTCCTCCACTATATATTTGTCTTCCACCTTCTTACAAGTACACACAAGGTATTCCGGATGTTTCAAAGCTCCTTGTAGTGTATCGGGAAGAATAACTTCTTTCGTACGTCGGTCTATCGCAACCATTGCATACAGTATACCTTCACTCTCGCACTTCTCTATTAGTGCTTTCTTTAGTTCTTCTACGTCGAATTCCATTTTGGTGAGATTTGTCACTGCAAAGTTAGGGAAAATAATGAATATTTTCTGCAAATATATTTGTATTCCGCTAAATTAAGGACAATAAATAAAAACCAAGTATATTCAAATACTGAACATTTAGTATAATATTGATTAATATTTAATGTAGTGGAAATATTTTTTTGAATTAAGGGATTAAATGTGTGTAATTGTAAATCCGTCGTAAAGGGTTTAGAACTAGTATGGAGATATTTTAATAATTAAATTCAAATCATATGAGACCTTTAATATCTAAGAAATCTTTCAGCTGTATAATTATAGGATCTGCTGTTATGAGCTATATAATTAAATATGTTATTGAAAAGCTGGGTGATCCTATTGAGAATATCGTTTGTGGAGCAGCCATAATGATTTCAATAACATCTCTAGTCTTTTTGTTTAAGTTGAAAAAATATATAGATAATAGTATTAATCAATCAAGTACTGATAACAAAGAAAAAGTGGAATAAAAGGGGTGGATTACTATTTAAAAGAAGTTCGAAACGATATATAAATAGTTAGTATATATACATAAAATGGCTTCCTTGTTCGTCCGCCGACGAGGAAGCCATTTCAACACAAAAACTAAACTAGACATATTTTTGATAATGTCTATTAAATGCTTCCAACTTAATTAGTTATAGCTGCTGAAAAATGCTAAACAGCACGGAAACAGCAATGTAACTCTTTTTAAGTACTATCCAGTTTCATATTCTTATATTATTTTTCTATTCTTACTGCAATTGCAGATACTTCTATTTTCTTGAAATTATCTAAATATCTAATTGAAAAATTAATAAGTGAATTTGCATTATGCTTTTTAGCTTCTTGAACAACTTTTTCTAATATATACTTGTCTGTAGGAATCGCCAGCCCACTGAATTCCACTCTGTCAATTATGGTAAATTGCGAGGGATCATATCCTTTGGGTAGTTTCCCAGATTTGAATACAATTAATATATCAGATACAGGTTCATATTTTAATGTTATAGGGGTGACTTCTTTGGGGTAGATGTAAAATCCCTCTTTTGTATATTGTGAGAAGTCAAGTTTATAGACTTTTTCTGAATAGTACATTGATTTGCATGAGCAGAACAATATTACAATAATAGTGTAGAGTATCTTTTTCATAGCCCTTTTTTATCCTGCGTTTCGTTCATTCTTTAGCATAGCTAATTCGCCCCTAACTTTTTTGTTGTCCTCTGTTAAAAGCTGAATAGTTTTCATCTGCTCATTAATTGTTCCTTGAAGATTTGCGATGGTGTCGGCGAGTCGAGTTACACGCTCAATGTTTTGGGCATCATTGTTCACTTCAGAAAGTAACATTTGTCCTTTTCCACGGAGTAGCCATTCTGACGAAATATCTGTAAACGTATTGAGTATTGCGTTTACTGTTGAAAGACTAAGTTCTCTGACTCCGTTTAATTGCCTGTTAAGAGTATTTTGAGCTAATCCACACCTTAACGCAAATGCCCTATCGGATAATCCCGAATAGGTGATAATCTCCTTAATTCTACTAATCATATCAAATCAATCAAAAGTTAAATAATCCCAATTGGTATTACAATTAGGTTTTTATATTTGCAAATAATACCAAATGGGATTATATTTGCATCATCAATCAATCAATACTCCAAAAGTATGAATAAAATAGCAAATATCCAACCAAACGGGATTAAAAGTTTATCCAAAAAGAGAGATTACAGACTTATCGTTGATGGCAAGTTCAATGTAAAAGCAATAATGCAAAGAGCTTGGGTTTATGTTCGTAACTATGGATACTCTTTAAAATCTGCTCTACGAACCTCATGGATTGATGCTCATCTAAAAATGGATGAATATTTTGCAGAGCAGGATATGCACAAAGCTGCTGCAGAGGGAACCTTATTTCCAAAGAAGAATCTTTCTCTTTCTGACTTTTACAGCGATCCTTGTGGGAACTTGGCTATGGGGTATGTGACTAAGTAACTAATCAAATCAATCATAAAAATCAATTATTATGGAACTACAAGCAATGACTAAAGCACAGCTAATTGATAAAGTAGAAGAACTGTCTACAAATCTTGATAAAAGTACTATTGATGGAGCTGAATTAAAAGCGAAAGCCATCGAGAATGAGAAGATTATTAAGGAGCTACGTGCCGAGAATGAATCATTGAAAAATGAAGTAAAAGTACAGAAAGAATCGACTGACATGTACAAAGGATGGTGGCAAAGTGAGTCCAATAAGCTTGCAAAGGTTAAAGAATCTCTGAATGCTGCTTCTGTTGTTCTTCGTGCGATTACCAATGAAGCTACTAACTAACCCTCACTAAGTCAAACCAAACCACCGGTTATCCGGTACCCAGTCCGGTCTAAGAGCCTGCCTTTGAAAGGAGACTGGGAACACAGAGAAGAGTTCTTTGACATTTTGGAAAACATATATGGCTTACGTAGCAGGAATACGAAGCTCGTGAGAGTAGGTAGTGGGCTGTAGTAAGACGGTGGTTTGGTACACCGGAGTAGCACCGCAATCAGCAATAAAAGCGAGGTGCAAAAAATACCCTGTAACCGAATAGCAGAGGATTTCGGTAAGTATATAGATAGAATTAAAGTGAATAACATACAAGAGCGATGTAGCTCAATTGGTTAGAGCGCTGTGTGTGGTGGATGGTTGAGAGTTCGAGTCTCTCAAGAAACACTCTTAGCTTAACGGAAGAGCACCACAAGCAGAGGTCGGCGGTTCGAATCCGCTCATCGCTCCTTTTATTAATTCATAAATACTACAATAATGGAAGAAAAGAAGAAAAGTATTATGTGCGTCATTCGTGAGATGGAAAAAGACGCAAAAGAAATTTTTCCAATTTCTAATAGGACATATATCCTGAACCTAATATCTTACAGATTAAAGGATAAGGAGCCTGACAAGAAATGGGGAATTAAATCTGATAAAGATAATGGTATTGTCACTGTGACAAGAATTGAGTAACCAGCTATTTTTAGGACTATGGAAACTATTAGGGGTGAAATGGCTGAAATATTGCTGGATAATATTCTCCGTTTGTTTTCGACAGAGATATTCGGGAAAGATAAGTCAGCATACTATGTAGGGGGCGAGAAAAAGTTGATTAGTCTCATTGAGGCAGGTAAGATTGAAAGTGATAAGCCTGCAAATGTTCAGAATGGCAAATGGCATTGTAATGCTGCTCAAGTATTGCTGCATTGTCGGTGTGCAAAGAAAGTCAAACGTAAAAAACGGAAAAAATGAAAACATTGAAAATTGTTCATAACATTTTTACGGTAGTTGCCTTACTGGTAGCTATGTATATAGGTGGAGGAATCGAAGCGACAAGAGGTGATATTGCTTGGTCATATATCATATTCTTCATAGTGGTTGTGCTATTGGCTGTAAGATTCATATATGAAGATAAGAAACAAAATAAAGATAGCCTGTGAAGGTCTGCATTGCTTAATTTTATTAGTCATGATTAGCCCGGTTCGCCGGGCACTTGTCGGGGTAGCTCAATGGGTAGAGCGCATGGCGTACATTCTTGGGAGAAAAACAGAAAATTATATGGCGTTCTGATGCCTTTCAGAATAATGACTATGTTTCTAAAGGAGTACTAGAAGAGTTACATGAGGTCAGCGGTTCGAATCCGTTTCCCAGCTCAACTCTAAATGAGTTAAGTAACCCGTGAGGGTGAATATATCAAATCAATCAAAGTAGCCGGTAGTGTCCGGCTACGAATTGAAGGAATGGCGAAAGAGGCAGACGCGCTACTCAACAATAGGGAATGTCAGCCCTTAGATGTAGTGAGCATGACAACTCATCCCGGTTCGATTCCGGGTTCCTTCACAGAGATAATTCTCATTTATGTTTAACCAACAATACCGAAGTAAGGAGCTTCGTAGGGTGTGAGTCCCTTATTTATTTGATTTAAGTGTTCTACATCTATCCCGGTGTGCTCTGATCGGCTATCCGGGAGCAAAGTAACTCGTGAGAGTGAACTCATGTTTTTCATAGTATTATTATTTTTTAGAACTTGAAGTCCACATCATAGCGTTGGTGTGGCAAATACGGGGATGCGTAGTAGGATTACGTTTGATTTACAGTAGCACGTGGTAATGTAAGTATGGTACATGAAGATAGGGAGTAGCTACCCGAAAATAGTGCAAAAGGAATCAACCTTTCAGGAGTTCGAATCTCCTCATCTCCACATTTGTCGTGTTTTATTTTTGTGTTTGTGTTTCCAAGTGGACGGTTCGTGAGAATAGTTCACTTAAAACGGACGGTTAGCTTATCGGTTAAAGCTTTGTGTTGCGCAACCAATTTATAACGATTGAGACAGGTTCGATTCCTGTACCGTCCACACTTCTGATTCTATTGAAGAAGGTCTCTACACATCTCTTTACACGTGGACGTGCGACGGTGGAAACTGTTTGTGAAAACAAGTGATATAGATAGCTTTGAGTAACATTCTCCATGCGACACGGTGAGCTCTGTGTAGACTATGAAGCTTTGGCGTAATTGGTAGGCGCGCTCAATATCAGAGTTGGTTCAGTGGAAATCTGTATATGAGTATCGTAGGACCCTTCGAGAAAGTAGACACCCAGTGCAGGTTCGAGTCCTGCAAGCTTCACAAGCTCGTGAGAGTTATTTAGTAGTTTTGTCGTGTTTTATTTTGTGTGTTTGGTACATGGTTCGTGAGAATAGTGTACCTTTTTTAATTGGAGAAATGGCGGAATTGGTAGACGCAAGTATGCAGATAGATTGAAG